CTATGCACCAAGCCCTTACTATGCGCCAAGTCCTTACTATGCGCCTGCTGAGCCTTACTATGCGCCGCCAAGTCCTTACTATGCGCCGCCAAGTCCTTACTATGCGCCTGCTGAGCCTTACTATGCGCCAAGTCCTTACTATGCGCCAAGCCCTTACTATGCGCCGTGTACCGTTGGAGGATTTTGCGAAGTTCAGTACCCATATGGCACGGGTGGTTGCCAATGCTATCCAGATGGTTGTTGGCGGGTTGGAAGATACAATTCAAGCTGTGGTTGCGGCAGCCTTGGAGGTTTAATATGCTAGTCAGTACAGCCGCGCTTAAAAAAAGATTAGGGGTTTAACATGGAAAAAAGTTACGTATTAGTTGTAGAAAACGACGTTTTTTACAAAATAAACTTTCCTTCTACGTTGCCAATTGCTGGTAGATGGATTGCCGGGTTAGGGTCTAACCCTTCTTTTATTGATAGCACTCTTTTTCCTGAGGTTTGTGTTGGGGCGTTTTGGCACGAAGAAAACTTTTACTTGCCAGAAGACACGGAAAAACTATCTCCTCTAACCCCTTTAACTTTAGGTGAATCAGAAGATGGGTTAAAAATTGCGGTTGTAACTGACGGAGATATATTTGGGTTACTGACGTTTCCTATGACTGACTTTTCTCCTGTTGAGCTAGATATGCTACGAATGGCTTTTTCAGCCTCTCCCACAGTAATTGAATGTTTAACAGATAACCCTGTTGATGTAGGATGGACTTGGGACGGAGGTACGTTTACACCACCAACAGAGGGAGCATAAAATGTCTGAAGAAAAGTTGTCTGCGTGGCAACAGTATAAAAAAAATCTTGGTGATACCCGCCCTTGGCACATGTTAGACCCCACCGCAGAACGAGCCACTGAAAAAGACGCCGATAAACGCTTTGAAATATGTAAAGAGTGCCCAGAGTTAATCCAATTAACTAAACAGTGCAAAAAATGTGGGTGCATGATGGCAGCAAAAACTAAATTAAAAAACGCAACTTGTCCTATAGGTAAGTGGTAACTAAACATGAAAACTGTAAGACATAATGAATCTATTGTTGAAATAGAGAATTTTCTTGACGACAAAATGATTAATCGCCTTATTAATTTTGTAACAAATTCAGAGACTAACTGGTGGGGCGAATTTAACGGATTTGTTGGGAGAGTTGCAACTTTACCTAAAGATATAGAAGAAGAGTTAACAAAGAACATACTTAATTGTTTTGAATATGTTGACGTTCTAACTCCAGTTGGAACAATAGCTAGGTATGTTAAAGGGTTGACTTTTGGTGCTCATAAAGACAATATAGGAAGCAAACGTATAAATTTTGGAATAATTTTGTACCCTGTCGATGATTACGAAGGCGGATACCTTGTGTATCCAGAGTTAAACTTAAAAATTAAACCAAAAGCTGGGTCTATGGTTATTCACACTGGAGAAGTCGTGCACGAAGTTACGGCCGTAACTAATGATAAACTTAGATATATAATTACAGCGTTTGCTCATGGCAGTGAAACACGTCCTGCAGTTGTTAAACCTGAATATTGGACTGACAACGTTAATGAATAAAATATTTGTATCTACGGCAGCTTTTAATGAAACAGACCTAATAAACACTATTGAAAGTTGTATGTCTAAGGCTGCTCATCCAGAAAACATAACGTTTGGTGTAGCCGCTCAATACCCCGATACAGAGTTTCCAAATTTAACAAAGTACAAAAATGTTCGGTATGTAAGAATAGACGACCCAATGCCTTGGGGGACCAGCCCAAGTAGAGCTTTAGCTTCTTTATTAAGAAAAAATGAGGATTATTTTTTATCTATTGATGCTCATTCTATTTTTAAACCTAATTGGGATTTAACACTAATTGAGTGTTTAACAGAGTTAAAAAAAATAACTTCTAAACCTGTAATAACAACTTATACGCCATTTTGGAACAGAAACTTTTCTGAAGAAATAGTTAATCAATTAGGTACCTTCGATTTAGACACAGATATGCCCGTGTACAGTTTAAAAATTAAAAACAATGACGAACGTCATCCAGGTAATTATGTTATACCGTCCCCTACTTGGGATACTATAGTAATCGAACCCTATAAAGAACATTACTTAGCTTCAGCTCATCTTTTGTTTTCAGAAATTACGTTTTTAGACGAGGTTCCTTTTGACCCAAACATTGTTTACTATGAAGAAAATACAACGGCTATGCGAGCATGGACTCGCGGGTACAGGCTATTTGCAATTAATAAAGACGTTTTATGGACTAGAGAAATGTTTAAAGGAAAAGATGTTGATAGCTCTTGGCGACAAAACTCCGATAGACGTGACAGCACTCAAACCACATATATAGACAGAATTGTTCAAGGTTCTTTAAGGTGTAAAAACATTCTTTTAGGTAATATATTAGGAATTTTTGGCGCACCTAATAAAGATTTACTAGTAGAGTACGAAAAAGTTTCTGGAATTAACCATCAATTAATTTACGCTAATATAGACAAGTTTGTACGCAATAATTCCAATACGCCATCTTTAGCAAAAGCCATGCACGATTTAGAAAATTTAATTAATGAAAAATAAAGTTCAATTTGTTGCACTTACAGATAGCGATAATAAACCCATACCAGCTATAAAAGCTATACCTGATTGGTATAAAAAAGCTAAAAAATATAATGTTGACGGAACAAGTTCTTGGAAAAGTTGCATGGCCTTTTTTGACGGGTTTTCTGTTGGGTATGTTTTTTTAACCCCTTGCGATATAGAGTTTAAATTAGAAAATAACGTTCCTGTTGTTAATATAAAAGACCAAAAGTATAATAAATTTGTTTCAAGTCGAGACCCAATAAACGACTTGTACACTCCAACGGGGTATTTTAAACATCATTTTGCTTGGCTACCGGAGTGGGGGATTAGAACACCAAAAGGGTATAGCACGTTGTACACCACCCCACTTAACAACTTTAATTTGCCGTTTCTAAACACTAATGGGGTAATTGACACCGACAAAGTGTTTCAACCAGGAAGTGTGCCGTTTTTTTTAAAAGAGTCTTTTTGTGGGGTATTGCCTAAAGGAACCCCTTATGCTCAAGCTATTGTCTTTAAACGAGAAGATTGGCAATCAGAATGCGTGGTAATATCTGAAGAAGAAATTTCACACTTTAAGCCAGGAACACCAAGACCAGTAAATAATTACTATCGAGACAACCTTTGGGAAAGAAAATCTTATGAGTAACGAGCTTAAACAAGAGATAATTAAATTTTATGCTTGGGATGACCGAGTTGAAGCGCTAACGCTGCCACCAATACCTGCGGTAAAAAATGTCCCAGAATACTGGAAAAAAACTACTAGGTTTTTATCTAACGATAACTCAGTTGAACTATTAGGTGAAGAAGGCTCTGAAGCAATGCCTAACCTCGGGTTAAAACATTGCATGCCTTTTTTTGACGCGTTAACTGCAGGTTATTACTATTTGCTTTCTTGCGATATACAAGTAAAAATAATTGATGGAGTTCCTTCAATACTTTCTCGAGCTCCGCTTAACCCCTTATCTCCACATGAAGACGATAAAGACTTGCCTGCACCTATGGGTTGTTATACACGTAGATTTTCGTGGCAAATGTGGTGGGGGTTTAAACTTCCAATAGGCTGGTCTGCTTTAATAACTAATCCTTTAAATAGACCTGATTTACCTATAACGGTAACTTCTGGAATTGTTGATAATGACAACTATATTTCTCCAGGCAATATTAGCTTTTTTATAAAGGAAGGTTTTGAAGGAACTATACCTATGGGAACCCCAATTTTTCAAATTATTCCTATTTATAGAGCAAACTGGAAAGCAGAAATAGACCAATCTCTTAGACAAGAGGGCCATATAGCTCAAGAACGTAAAAAAAATAAATTGTACGGGTATTACAAAAAGTTTATAAGAACTGACAGGACTTATGAATAATGGCTAGTATTTTTGTTCAAATTGCTTCTTACAGCGATAACGAGTTATCTCCAACTATTAAAGACCTGTTAGATACCGCCTCGGGGGAAAACACAATTAATTTTGGTGTTCATCTTTGTTTATACCCCGGTGACGAGGTAGCAATTCCAGAGTTATCTTGCGTAAAAAGTATTGTTAGCCATGCTCCTAATAATTTAGGCGTTGGAATTGCTAGGTCGTTAGCCCATAGTTTATATGATGGAGAGGACTACTATTTCCAAATAGACAGCCACTCAAGAATGGACAAAAATTGGGACTCCTATTTAATTGAGCAAGTAAAATACTATCAATCAATTGGATTTAAAAAACCATTAATAACTAACTACCCAAGAAAATATAAATACACTGGGGAAACTATTTTAAAATTTGGCATTGAAGTACCAACTCAAATGAGAATGGACGAAGACCCGCCCGGTCAATTTAAAGCTTTGTTAATCCCTAAACAAATAATATGTGATAACCCTAAAGGTAATATATTTTCTACCGCTATTTCTGGGGGGTGCCTTTTTACAACTGGGGGGTTTATTGAGCCAAAAGTATTAGCTATGCAATTTGGAGAAGAAATTGTTACGGCGGCTAGGGCTTTTACTTACGGATTTGATTTATTGCTTCCCTCTAAATGCTTTATGTATCACCTGTATATGGAGCCTGAACGAGACCCAGACCCAAGAAATTTAAGACGATTGATATGGGAAGATTACCCAAATGAATTTTCTAAATTAAACGATATGGCCAGGGAAGAAATACTTAATTTATTTAAAAATAGAATAGTTGGACCAGAAGCTTTTGGGTCGGAAAGAACGTTAGACGAGTATGAAGAATACGCAGGATTAAATTTTAGACTCGGGGAAATAGTTAGAAAAGACGGTAGCGTGATTTACCGTAGAGGATTAAACGGCTATACACCCTGACAAACAGGGTTTAATGATAGAAAATAGGTCTTTAAGGCTAGGGAGGTAAGTTAATGGCCCGGTATGGTATTGATTACTACGGTGTGTCGTATTACGGCCCTGCCACACCCGTAGAATTTAGCGCCCCTAATTTTGTTGGCAAATCTGTACCTATTTGGGTTAACAAAACAACTGGCGATAAACTGCCAATTACAAGCCCGTATATCCCACCTTCAGGGTACAAACTTGGTTATAGCGGGGTTAACTTAACCTGGGTAAAACCAACTGGAAACTGGAACGCCATTAAATTAATAAGAAACTCTTACGGGTTTCCAACGGATTCGGATGACGGTGATATTTTAATTGATGAATTAAAAGACGTTTCACCAACCCTATACCAAGACATAAACTTGCAACAAGGTAGAACTTATTATTACTCTCTTTTTGTAGAGGCAATTGCTACAGGAGACTGGGTAAGAGCCGGAAACGCATTTGGTATTTTTGTTAAAGACTTCAATTCCTATGAACGAATGTACCGACAAATGCCAAATATTTATCGTTCTGTAAGTAGTTACGAAGTTACCGCCGACAATGAAAACACAGATTTACAAAACTTTTTAGCTCTATTTGCGTTTGAGTACGATTTAGAAAAAACTTACGCTACAAACTTAATGTATTCATCTGATACAGCATTTGTTGATGGTAGATACATACCTCAAATGATGAAACAATATGGTCTTAAATTTGAACCTGAAATTGGCCTAAAACAATCTCGAAGCCTATTAAGAAACGCAATGAAAATCTATAAGACAAAGGGCTCTTACGATGGCCTTGTAACTTATTTAAAGGCGTTTACGGGGTACGACGTAGTTGTTACTACTGGAGTTAATAAATTTTTAGATTTTAACTGCTCTTCATTTGAAGAAGGTATTGGGTTTTGGGAATCAACTACCGCTACGCTAACTCAACAGTTAAACATTTCTGGTTCGTTTACAGCGTACATAGAGTCAACCGCCCCGTCTACTTATCCAAACTCTGCGCTAGGAGCATTAAAAGTTTTAGCAACTTCAAGCGGAACTGTAACTTTAGACTGCGGGTTAAGCACTCCAATAACTAAAGGCATTCCAGTTAGCCCAGGTACTGCTTACTCATTTAGTATCTACGGAAGAGCTAACTCTACAAGTAGAACAGCAACCGCAGTAATTAAATGGTTTGACAGATTTGGCAATTACATTTCTTCAGCCTCTGGAACAGGCTTGTCTTTAACTACTGGTGGCTGGAATGTTAGGCCAAAGGCGGTTAATAAAACTGCTCCAGCGCTAGCTGCATTTGCGGTGCCAGGTATAAGTATTGCAAGCGCTACTAGTAGTGAAATATTTTATTTTGACGCGGCTCAATTTGAAGCGGCGGCTGATGCAAGTGACTTTGAAGAAGCAAGAGTAATAAAAATTAATGCTTTAGCTTCTAGAATTAATGAGTTTTTAAACCCTAATTTTAATAGTACCGCTCAATGGACGTCTACTAACAGCTCTGTTCTTCTTTCTAGTGGTGTTGCAGGGTCCCCCTCAAAAGTTGGAACAGCACTAATTGTTAGGCCAACTACTGTTGCTGCAACAACTGTTGTTTCTGAGCAGGTAACTACGGTGACTCCATCTGCTACTCATACTTTTAGTGTTTACGCACAAATTTTTGCTGAAGGGGGGACTGGAATACCAGATAACCCAATGTACGCAGTTATTAAATGGTATAGCTCAGCAAACGCTTTATTACAAACAGATACGGGAGAAACTCGCTACCCATCAGTAGGTGTTTGGGTTCGTCCAGATGTAACTGGAACAGCGCCCGCCAATGCGGCTTATGCAAAAGCAAGTTTAGTATGGACCCCAGCTGTTGCGGGGTTTAGCGCTTCTGTAGATGAAGCTCTTTTTGAACAAGCTGCTTTTACTAACTCTTACTTTGATGGAAATACAGGAGTTACTCTTTTATCTAGTTTATTTTGGGAAGGTACCCCTGGAGCTTCTAGAAGCCATTATTATAAAAATCGCCTAACGGTTCAGGGCCGATTAAACATAGACTTGCCAAATTACCTAACTGAAGGAAGTAAATTTCAAATAGATTTTGCTCAACCTAACGTCTGATAGTATCTAGCCATGTTTGAACTACTAGTAGCCTCTTGTTTTTCGGCTTTTTTTCTTGCCGTTATTGACCAACTAGTAGACCTTAAGATGTTTAAGGCTTTAGCCTCTTTAATATTTTCCGCTGGAGGACTCGCTCTTATTGGCGTGACCCACATCACAACGTTTTTAGCCATGATGGTTGCTTCTGCCTTTTTGTCTCTTTTTGTTACCGTAGCCGCAGACCGTATGACTACCTTTAAACCCGCCGTTATAAAGCCAATTAGACCCGAACAGTAATTCAGGTATAGTCTGCGACTCCACCGTCTAAAGGAGTCCACATGGGTAAATATTCAGTAGTAATGACTGGTAGTGGCGCGACGAGTAGGGCCAATGTTGAAGCCCTAATGTCAGACCACTACTACGCAAACGGCGAAGAAGGAACTTTAGTTCTTGCTTTTAATTCAAAGCCAAGTCAAGGCCAAGTATGGGCTGCACAGCAGGCTAAGCAACAAAAGATTGATGTAGTTGTTTACGCAAATGCGGGAGCGTTTTTAGATAGCATTTCTCACGCAACTATGGTTGAGACCCCTAAACCTATTGATGAATCTATCAAGGCATTTAAAGAGTCTGATGTTTTTATTCTTTGGAGTGATGAAGACCCAGATTGTTCAGACGTTCTTTCAGTCTGTAAAACCTATGGGCTCCCTTCTTACGACCTTTGCGACGGATTGGCGGTAATTACCGCTGCTGATGAAATAGCCCGCTCTACTACCCCAGCAATGCCCGCTAGTGAGGCTTCTACGGAAAAGACACCAGTTGTAGTTGAGGAAGATGAAGAGGACTACGAAGAGCCAGAGGACGAAGATGTTGAAGAAGGCGAAGAGGAAGAGTACGACGATGCAGTAGACGACATCTACGCTGCGATTGATGGCTTCATTGATTTAATTGTTGACCGACTAGCCAAGAAACTAAAAGAAGATAAGTGAACGACCTTTCCCCTCTTGCATTAGCAATACTTGTCAAGGCTAACGCTGGATTAAATATCTCAGCAGAGTCCGTGATGAGTCATTGGCAAATTGGGAGACATTCCGCACTCAAAGCACTAAAAGAGTTGCGAGAGTTTGGCTATATTGAACTGAAGACCCAGAAAATTGGCGCTAGTATTGTTAAGAAGAACTATCTGACTGTCTTAGGTTCAGACCGTCTGACAGCCGAACTATTGTTACCCCTTGTACTGCAGAATAGCAATAACTCTGTATTTGCTAATTCGCTTATAAGTAAACCAGATACACCGACTACGTCGGCGGAAGAGTTCCAAACGATTAACATTGAGGTGGATAGCATGGGCTATGAATTTTTTGAAAAGCAATCGTCTATTGACGACGATGAAGTTCTTAAGGCACGCCAAAAAACTCAGGACTCTAAGAAAGCTGAGTACGAGGAGGCTAAGGCCAAGAACCATAAAAAGCGTTTGAGCCGTCATTCCGTTCCTGCCGAGAAGTGGACATGCACGGATGTTGGCTACGAGTTTGCTGACCGCATCTATCGCGTTTGGAGCATTAAGCCGTGGTCGGTTACTAACAGCCGTTTTATCCCAGCCCTTGCAACCCTTAGAAAAAAGCACGATACTAATGGCGCTGTAGAAGTTGCTATTTTAGATTTGTTCTTTGGTAGTATCGATTTTGAAAAGTACGATGATGCAGAACATCTTTGGAAGTTGTTCGTTACTAGATTTCCAAGTTACGTTTTGCAAGCAAAGAGTTCTATGATTTCTACAGAAGAAAGCGATGAAGAGCTTCGTCTTAAAGAAAAGGCGCTTGCTAGATTGAGGGGAAATGTTTAACGTAGACGAATTAAAACTTCGACGCCGTTCATGGGTAAAGATTGCAGCCATTCCTTACAACCGTCAGGGTTGGGAGTTTAAAGATTGCAATGGTGTTATCTCATCTGATGTTGAGATAATTAAAGAGTGGGTTTCTACAGTTGAATCTGGCAAGGTAATTAAATCTAAAGGTCAGACAAGTTGCGGTCAGGGTCTCATGCTTTACGGAGAGCCAGGACACGGCAAGACAACTTTGGCTTTGGTAATTTTGCAAGACATCCTCCGCCGATTTCCTTACGAGGCTTTCTCCCCTGAGGCAAACAAGACCCTTGTTCGTCCTTGCTACTTTTTAACTTTTAGCGCTTTGCTTGATTTAAAGGGTTCCCTTATGGAAGACCCTACAGATGATGAGCAGTCTTTATTTGCCGGAATCCTTGGGGAGTCGGTAGATGATGCCTACAACATCCGTGTCCTGGTTATTGACGACGTAGGCAAAGAACATATG